GCCCTGCATCGGCTGGTTGTCGAGCTCGTCGTCGGGCATGTCGTCGTCGGGCAGCTCGTCGTCGTCAGCCATGTATGCCTCAAGCCGCGTAGGGGTTCACGACCGTGCGCGGCGGCGCTGGTTCGCGTATGTCAGTTTTCGCTTTTACCGCAGACAGCATGTTCTTGTCCATCATCAGGCGGATCGCCTGCGTGGTGCTGTCGACGAAGTCGTCGTGCTTCAGGCTGCCTGAGCCCGTGAAGCTGCAGAGCTGGTGCAGCAGGTCGTCGGTCCACGTCCGCGCCCTGCCCGGGAACTTGTCGCTCTCGGGCAGCCACACCTGACGCCGGGCGAACACAGGCGAGACGATGTGCAGGCGCGTCAGCTTGTCGGCGCGCCCGGGGTTGTAGGCGTATGAGGCGACGCCCTCGCGGTCGAGCACCTGACGCAGGCTGATGCCGCTGCCCTTGTCCTCGATCACGACGATGTCGGGCTTGCGGCCGCTGGTCACCGGCTTGGCGCTGCCGAGCAGGGGCTTGATCAGGGCGGTGTCTTGGTCGTCGCCGTATGCCGTGTTCAGCTCGCGCTTGACGCGCTTGACCAGCTCCGGCAGGCCGAGCTGCTCCTGCCAGCAGTCCAGCAGCAGGACGTGGGCGCGCTCGTCGATCGAGCCGTCGGGCATGCGGACCTTGTGCCGGAAGCCGCCCCAGACCGTGCAGGCGCTGTAGTCGGGGTCGTGGCTCTTGCGGTCGGTGGTCGCCTCGGTGAAGGCGGTGTCGAGGCTCATCACGATCCAGTCGAACACCGGCAGAGGCTTCTGGGCCGACCAGAGACGCAGCCACGATCGCTTGATGACCCCGCTACTTTCCTCTGAGATCAGCTCCCCGTGAAGCTCCTGTCTGCCCAGCGTCGTACCTTCGAAGGATGCGATCTGGTCGAAGAAGGACTGGGGCAAATTGGCCTTGTTGTCGTACGTCGAGCCGCGCACCAGCACGCGCCCGGCCTTGGGCGCCGTGAGCTTGCGCACCAGCTCGATCGGCTTGGGCGTGGTGGTCCACAGGACGCGCGGCCGGGGGCCGAGGCGCAGGCCGAACATGGCCATGTCCCAAGTCTCCTCGGCGTACTGCCACGCCGCGAGCTCATCGGCCCAGATGTCCGCAAACTGCGGGCCGCGCAGGCGCTCGGGCTTCTCGGCGCTGAAGCCTCGGATCATGGCGGTCTTGCCGCCCAGCGTGCGCAGCTTGAGCGTCAGGTCGGTGGACGAGTAGCTTTCTACCAGCTCGGGCGGGATGACGTTCAATAAGCCCGCCGGGCCCTCGAAGCAGGTGAACTTCACGTCGCTGAAGGTGGGCGCGATGACCGCGCGGTCGAGCGCCAGATCGTCCTCGATCGCCTGCGCGGCCAGCCACTCGGCGCCGGTGCGCGTCTTGCCGAAGCCGCGGCCCGCCATGTAGCCGCACTCGGCCCAGTCGCCCTCGGGCGGGATCTGGTTCGGGCGCGCCGTGGCCAGCCAACGCTGCTGCCAGATGTGATAGCGCAGGACGTCGGGCGGCAGCTTGCCGAGCTGGGCCTCTGTCAGATCCTCGAGCCTCAAGGCTGGTGGGCCTTGGGCTTGGGCGAAACCTCGCCGGTAATCCTCGCCGAGCCCTCGCCGGGCTTACCGGCGAGCTTTCCCTCGATCTGGAGCGCCTTGCGCCGGCTGCGCAGCAGGCCCAGCAGTTCGACGGCCAGCTCGGAGCCCTTGTCCTCGACCACGATCGGGTTGTCGGCGTCGCCGCTCAGGGCGACCTTGTCGCCGTACCGCTTGGGATCCCAGCATTTCAGCAGCTTGAGATCCGTCTCGATGATCAAGCGGTCACGCTGGACGTCTTTCGTGCTCTCGCCAAGGCCGCGCGCGGTCGCCCGGGCGGTGATGGCGATGTGGTCATAGCCGGCGGCACGCGCGCGCGCATACGCGAGACCTAGTTCGGCGTCTGCGCGGCACCAATCATACCACGCCGTGTAGTGCGGCATTCCGGGTTCGCGCAGGATCGGCGCAAGCGGCTCGCCCAGAGCAACGCGCGCCAGCACGCCATCAATCACCTCCGGGTCTGGCGACACCGGCGACTTGCGCTTCACTAGGCTGGGCTTGTCTGGCTCGTCCGGCATATGCTCTGTCCCGCATCGCTCTGTGTGCCGATGAGATAACACCGAGCGATCGCCGCATCAAGCTCCCTTGCGCCTTGCAAAAAACTGCAAGGCCTCCATCACACGACGCAGCAGCATCACGCAGCAGCAGCGCAGCACGCACCGTGCAGCATGCAGCATTTGCATCATGCTGCAGCAGATGCTGCAAGTGGAAAGAAATTACATGGTTCGAATACAGCAGCGCAACGGCGCAGCGCAGCAGCACCACAGCTCGCTGCAGCATGCAGCACAAGGGGCCACCCCTAAAGGGGTGGTCCCCGTTGATGCTGCATCAGATGCTGCATCAGCGCCTGCTGCAACACATGCAGCATGATGCAGCATGCTGCAAATGCTGCAAATGGTGGCTACTAAAAGGTTGCAGCATCCGGGCCCTCGATCGGGCCATCTTGCAAAAAACTGCAAACTGTTAAACTGGATAAACTGGTCGTCCACATTTCCTGTTTACCTCGCGCCCATCGTGCTATGCTGCGGTCCTGCGGCGGCGTGGACTGGACACGCCGCGCCAGCCGCCCTGTGTCCCTGTGCCGGGCCACTGGCGCGTCGCCGGCGGCACCCTCCCGCATCGGCCAGCCTATCTCGAATTAGGCCCGCAGACCGCCCAGATTATGCGCTAACCGTCTTCCCGAAAGCGCCCGATGCAGCTAATTCGACGAATTAACTGCGGTCAAAAACCCTGTATTTTCAACAAGTTGTAAGATACTTGCAGAAAAGTGCACGGGCCCCTTGCAACCATTTGGCTGCTGTGAGAGTGTCTCTTTGTCGAAACACCCAACGGAGTGCCCCACATGACCGCCTACATCAGCAAGTACCTCACCGCCCCCCACGTCTACGCCGACCACAGCTACACCCCCGTGTGCCACGTCGCCGACGTTGACTTCGGCGTCAGCGACAAGCGCGGCCGCGCCATCGGCGCGCAGGTCTCCTACCAAGAACTGACCATCAGCGAGGCCGACGTGGTCGACGGGTCCACCGACCACTACACCTCCCCCGTCGAGCGTCTGGGCCACTGGTTCGTCATGCACACCACCGCCCTGCGCGGCGGCAAGCCCTTCGGTGCCAGCTTCAACCGCCAGTCCTTCCGCACCGCCGCCGAGCGCGACGCCGCCAAGGACAAGTACCTCAAGGGTGCCGCCAAGCGCGCCCTCAAGGAGGCCGCCAAGGCCTAACCCCGGCGGGGGCCTCGGCCCCCAGCCACCCCCCCCCCAACACGGAGTACCCCGCATGTCCTTCACCTTCGAGAACCACAGCGACGAGCGCCGCACCCTCGGCGCCCCCGTCGGCGCCTACACCTACCAGCTCGTCGACGCCGACGGCGTCGAGGTCAGCCTGCCCCACCGCGCCAAGTTCCGGGACGGCAGCGAGTATGTGATCGAGAGCTTCAAGCCCAGCCGCTTCCACGGCAACATCGGATACCTCTACACGCGCGGGCCGCGCGGGTATGAGACCCTCGTGCCGTCGGTCTTCCGGCTCAAGATCATCGCCAAGGAGATCTGAGCCATGACCACCGCCACCCAGCCAAAGACCCCCGACCCGCGCGAGGCTGACCACAGCCGCAGCGGCATGTTCGCCTACCACAACTGCACCCGCTGCGATCACGGCCGCCTGCCCTGCCGTCAAGGTCAGCACAACACCTGCAGCAACCCGATCGCCCGCAACGACTAAAAGCAGCAAAAAGGAGCCCTGAACCATGAGCAACAAGCCCCTCGCCGCCTCCGGCCTGACCAGCTTCCGCTACAAGGGCCGCTACGGCTGGATCATGATTGGCGCCACCAGCACGGAAGACGCCTTGCGTGAAGCCCGGCGCAGCATTGGCGGCCCCGCCACCATCAACAACCTCGACATCTGGGATGAGCGCGCCAGCCGCTACGTTCCGGTCATCTGACCATCAAACCAAACCGAAAAGGCTTTTGATATGAGCGCATCATCCGACTACTTCATCCAGCAGCAAGAAGACATCTGCGAGCGCTTTGCCAACGGCAACCTCGAGCGGCAGGAGGCCTTCCAGATGCTCGTCCGCATGGGCTTTGACCCGCACGAGGCGCAGGATCTGCTCAACGAGGCGGAGGCCTGAACAATGGCAAAGCAACACGTCTGGCGCTCGCCCACCACCATACCCCGCGACGGGTCGCCTATCCTGCTCCTGCTGCACGACTTCGAGGTCTACGCCTGCCGCTATGGCGTGCCGGAGGGCATGGAAGACACGGACGAGCCCTACTGGTTCAGCGTAGACTGGACTGATGTGCAGATGGACGATGGGCCCGAAGAGCGCCAGCGGATGATCGGCTGGCTGCCCTTCCCGCTGGTCGCCGACCCCCGCCCGCTGCACATTCCCGAGGAATAACCGCTTGCAAGCCACCGGCTGCAGGCATAAGGTACAAATCAGCGACACGCTAAAACAGGGACAACCGACAATGAGCTTGGACATCTACCGCATCATGAGCGAGGCCGCCGTCGGCAACGACAACAGCACCCTGCGCCCATACGATCGCGCCGCCGGCCTGATCAGCGAAATCCTGACGCAGGCGTGGCCCAGCACGGAGGCTGGCGCGATGGCCTACCAGCTCGGCTACCTCAAGGGCCTGCTGGCCGAGATCGCATCCTGCGACCCCGACGTCATGGACCGCCTCGAGCGCCACCGCGACCACGTCACCGCCAACAATCAGGAGTTCAACCTGTGATGAGATACGAGATGCTCGCCCGCGCGGTTATCGTCATCCTGTCCGTCGCCATCATCTTCTGGCTGGTGGCCGCACGATGAGCCCGCGCAATTACGGACTGCCAAACACCGCCTACGTCCCGCCGCCCAAGCCGCCCTCCCGGCTCAAGATCGCGCTCGGCGCCCTGATCGGCACGGCCCTGCTGGCGCTGCTGCTGGGCGTGCTGGGCTTCGCCGCACTGGTGCTGGTCGCGTGGCTGGGCCCGGTGCTGTGATGGCCAAAGCCCGCGACAACCTCTGGCCCGAGGCGCGCGTCAAGCGCATGCTGGCGCTGAAGGCGCAGGGC